GTGTAACCGTAAACCTGTGCATCACCGCCGTTGCGGATGATGATTACCTGTGATTCGGTAAAGTCAGCGACCCATGCATAATCATCCGGTCCGCTGGCGAATTTCTCTCGAGCGGCTTTCTCCAGGCGGCGCTCGCGGTCTCGATATGATTCACCAATCAGGGCACCAGAATTTACCTTCATCGGCGTAGCAAGGTCGGCATTGACCATCAGGCCAACCCCCTGCTCAGGAGTCGCGGCGCCCACTTCATGAAGCAGGATTGCGTCATGGTCCATGGCATGGATTTTCACAACGTGGTTAGCGCCCATAGCTTTCTGTTCGTCAGTGGCGGGCATCTGGTCTCGGAATACTGCAACGCTGGTATGGATTGGCGGGACATCCTCCCCACGCTCGATGGCCTCAACACGCTGGATAAGTTCGCGTCCGTTCTCGCTCTCATTGGCCTTTAGTACATCAACCCATTTTTCAACGTATATGCGATTACCGGACTTCTTGACGTTTCGATTCCACGCCCCGGCATAACCAACGTTGATTCCTTCAGGGGAGAATGCGGAAACGAACTGACCGTTTACCGTGGGGTGACCAAGGGGTGCCAGTGTCCCTTCAAGCCCCTGGTAGTGAGCATCAATCTCTGACTCTGGATAGAGTTCGTTATTCATGATGACGTTTGCCGGAAGCGTATAGCTGGGGATGACGATGTGATCGCGACCGTTGTACACCTCTCGGCGAATAGACTGGCTATTCACCTTTGCGGTGATATTGACTTGCATTGGCATGGTTTAACCTCAGGCTGCCTTTGCGCAGCAATGACATTTTGATTTGTTGGTGGCTAACTTCTGCCACTGGGTTTGAAATTCTTTGCGGGCAACATCGATGGCTTTGGCGTTGAGAGGATTTCCCTTTTCATCTACCAGCGTCTCAACCTGAGTGCATTTGCAGTTGATAGAGTTCGCTCCGGTCGCATACCACTCTCGCACCTCTTCCACCGTGTAAAGGTGGGCATGCCGTATGGCATGGGTTTGCCGCGTTGTTGGGCTGAGAGCAGAATAATGCAGAAGCATAATCCGCAGGCCCAGACCATCCCTCGCGTCTTCCGCCTCATCCCACCGCGCGCGCCGCAGAGCCGTCGTTATTTCTGTACGGGCGATAGTGTTGGCCCGCCGGGATTCAATCCCGACCTGGTCTCGAAGATTTCTGGCAACCTCACGAGGATTCAAGCCACGCCCAACCCCGTCGGTTAGCACGCGGGCCATATCTCGCTTAATCTCAGCGGTGAAGCCCTTCATCTCCTCAAATACACGGGCATAAACCAGTGAGAGTCGTCGCTGATAGGGCGCACTCAGCAGAAGCGCCTGGAATGATTCACGGCTGGCTGCATAAACTGCGGACTGCTGGCTGAGATTGGCGTAAGCCTGCGCCGTTCCCCTGGTTGCTGCCGGTTCGATATATCCTTCAGTCAGCCACAGGTTGTTCTGGTCGCCCTCAAGCAACACAGAGTCAACCAACAGGCTGGCATCATTCAGGATCATATTGAGTAGCAGAGGGTCGAGCTGATATTCGTACTTGGCGTTAACTGCGAGTGATGTGGGGATTCTTTCTAACGCTGCTGCGTATGCGTTACCGATCTTCTTTATGCGCCGGGCGAAGTCTTTCATAGCACTGCGCTCTAACCTGTCGACTCCGGTCGGGTCTTTAGGGTTTCCCGGCAGTATCGGAGGTTTCGGAGTCTTCTTCATCCGTCTCTCCCAGTGGTTCCGTCTGACCTTCATATCCTGCTGCAACGCGAATCTCTTCCCCGGTGAAGGCGACTTCCCCGGTTGCGACTAACGCAGTGTTTACCTGCGCCATCTTCACAGCACTATCCAGCTTCTCTGATGCTGACTGCTCGTTAAGGTCATCCCAGATGACTGTTTTCTCGGGTACTGGCGAGATGATTTCCAAGCCAATCAGCTTGTCAGTGAAGTCCTCTATGTCGTAGGAGAGTTCGCCAACACGGCGAGACTGACACCGGGCATTCATGTATTTCTGGTCTTCCGAGCTGGCACGCTCGCCAGTCTGCATACCTACTAATACTTTTGCCGGGATATCCACCCCTGCTGCGGCAGTCTGTAGGTTAACGTCATACGTGTGTGAAGGGGCAGCTACAGCAGTGACTAATGGTGTGACATTCGCCCCTTGCGTAGTTAGCATCACGTCATTGCCACGGTTAACCTCTCTGGCCGCCTCGTTGAACTTATCTTGCAGCTCGTCAACGCTGACACCGTAAAGAGAGGCAAGATTGTTGAAATCAATCTCTTTCTCAAAGTTAACGTTAAGCTGACGAGCCGCGTTCTTCAGGAATGACTCGCCGGAACCACCCTCCACCTTCTCCAGGCTGACAAAGGCGTTATATGACGGCTCAAGGAAGCCAATGGCATCTTCTGAATAGTCGCCAAGGATGAATACGCGATCAGGGTGAATCTGCACGCGGCGAACACCACCATTAGTCAGCCTCTCGGTGTACTCCCACATAATGGGCTCACCGTAGGTGACTGAGTTGATATTCTCGTCAAGCTTGTAAGGCTTCAGCGCCCCAGCCCAAACTGGGGTTATCTTAGCCAGGCCACGCCCCTTGGTTACGGGTAGGTTCCAGGCTTTGTTGTCGCGAATGTGAAGAAGGATTCCTGACCAGCGACCAACCAGGCGACGGGCATCGGCCTGTGCAAAGACGCGCCAGAATCGGCTGGTGAATACTGACTTGTTAGACCGTTCCCAGGCAGTGACTTTCTTCGCTTTATCCTGCTTATCACCCTCGATGATTTCAGGGTATGTCTTCCAGCAGTGCGTAATGATCTTGATAACGGCGCCGTGGGCAATACCCCCGCGCCGATAAAGCTTGTAGAGGTCATCAAAAGTCAGTTCTTCTTTAAATCCGTACTCACACCACGCTGCACTTCTCTTCGTATCGAGGCCCATTGTCGGGGAAAGCATACCCATACGGGCGCGTGCCATCCGGGCGTCGTTCAACGCATGGTTGACGGCCAGTTGTAGGTTTTTGCTCATGCTTTATCCGTTTATCGAAGGCGTTTGGGAATCATCATCCCGACTGATTGCGATTTGCGCTTGATGTGACCATCAAGTCCATAGCGAATGCCATCCCAGCAGTGCTCGAATCCGTCAGCAAGTTTGGGCAGCACCTCACCGGTAATGCGGTCAGTTTTGTATGACCACATGCGGGCCTCTATCGCCACGTTCTTACAGCGAGGATGAATAATTATTTCGTCGAAACCGCGCAGGTGGGCTATGCCGTCCTCTACACTGCCCTGCCATTTTTCAGCAGCAGAGATATTGAAGCCTTGTCGCCTGAGGTAACTTATTGTCTCCGGTCTTGCTGAGTCAGCCTTAATCGGCCAGTCGCGCGCACCGGGTATTTTGTCGTATAGCGCGGGCATGTGGTCTAACTCAGTCTGCTGGCCATAAGCCTCATACTCGATGTACAGGCGGTTGTGCAGAATGAATGAGCGGGTAAGCGTGTTTGGGTCTTTAGCGAAACCAAAGTCGGCACCGAAGAACAGGCGATCTGCTTCCTTCCACAAGCTGTCTGAGAATTCAGAAATGCGATATTTCCCGGCCAGCACCTGCTTGTCAGAGTTTTCGAGATAAGCACCTTCCCACACCCAGGCATATGTTGCCGGATCGAGGCGGCGCTCATCGTTCTGCCGCTCACCCTCCAGCACGCCGGGGAACCACGGGTTATCCGTGTAATTCATCTCGACCGTAATGCAGTCTTCGCCAGCCTCCTTGCGGAATCGCTTATCAGTGGCGCTGCCGTCGCGCTCAGGGTTCCATGTCACCCAGATTTCAGAGCCTTCTTCACGAACCGTAGGGCTCAGCTTCTGCCAGGCGATTTCGCTTACTGATTCAGCCTCGTCCACCCAGCAAAGCAGGATCCGCGCTTTAGACTTGATGCTATCGAGATTATGCCGCAGCCCAGCAAACACGTAGCTCACACTCTTATCAATTGTGCGAATGTACTTCTCGCCAATATCGAAATTGGAAGCCAACCATGGCACTGACAATATTGCCTGCTTCACTTCCTGCATGCTCGACTCTTCCAGCGAGTTCATGAACTCACGCGCGCAAAGGATTACTCCGCTCTCCCCGTTCATCATCGACTGATACGCCTTAACAGCTGTCATCAGGGCAAACGTGCGTGTCTTGGCGCTGCCGCGACCACCATGTGAGCAGCGGTAACGTTTGTTCGGCGCGGTGAATACCGGTCCGAGTTTTGCGGGGATCGGAAGCTGAACGGTGTCACTCATGCTTAGGCTCAACAGGAATTAGTTGTATTATCGTCGGCTTTGGCGTCATCGAGCCATCTGATGATTTGTGGTCGATATTTTCTTTAAATGCGCTGACGTCAATATGCTTGCCAAGCAGCTCAAGGTTCTTCACCTTGTCCGGCCATTTGATTTTCTTCAGCAGCCCCGCCGCGTCACCTGCCATCTCGGTTACATCCATACCAGACAGCGTCGTGCGCCACGTTTTAGGCCAATCATTAATCGGCTTAAGCTCGCCATTGGCAAGCAGGATGTCTAGCACATCCATCTGGTCAATTTCTACCAGACGGCGAAGCACGTAAGCAGCATCAATTCCAACCTGTTCAACTCTCTCGGCCTTAAGAGATGCTACGAAGTTCTGAATGTTAACATTCGCTAACAGCCGAGAAGCTTGTTCATTGGCGGTCTTCTCGCTGTAGCCCGCCCTGATAGCTGCCTGAGTGGCGTTTAAATCTTTCAGGTACTCACGGGCAAACAGCTCTTGTTTGTCGGTGAGCTTTGCCATTTATTTCTCTTCTTCGTAAACGGGTTCGATGTTGAAAAACAGGACTTCCCGCAGGTTTACGCCACTTTGCGCCCCATCAATATTCACGAAAAGGAGAAATCCCGCTTCGATGTATGGGTCTGGTGATGACTGAAATCCCACGAGCATGCGCTCTTCTCCGTTGCTAAACGTTTCGTTCGTAGCAATAAAGACATTCCAATGCTTGATTAATTTGGGCATCGCGTTACTCCGTAGTGAATTTCTTCTTCAGCCCGTAATGCGCAATGAATCGCGA